AAGAACTGGGATCACTATCAGCGTAACAAAAATCGCTTAATGGAAAAGATTCATAATATAATGGGCAGTAACAATGCAGATTTGCCTGGAACTATTAAGAACCTAAATGGTGCATCAACTGAAAACTTTTTTAATGGCTCAAAGCTGTATCAAACAATTATTGACGCACAGGCCTAAATAAAGTATATTAACATATATCGCAATACCTACTGCGTGAACATAAGGAAATTAAATGTCTGTATCAGAAACTATTCGTAATCGTATTGAACATGCCGGTGGACGTTATTGGGCCAGTGATAATATTTCAGAATATATCTATTTTGATGAATATGATCGTTTGATTGAAGAAGCAACGGGTGCATTTGAACAAGTATTAGATTCACTTGTCATTGATCGTGAAACAGATCCTAACAGTAAAGGTACAGCAAAGCGGCTAGCTAAGATGTACTTTAATGAAGTGATGAGTGGCAGATATAATCCAGCTCCCGATGCAACTAGCTTTCCTAATGAAGGTGCTGACGCTTATACTGGTATGCTTGTTGTTCGTAGCGAACTAAAATCAATGTGTAGCCATCATCATCAGCCAGTTACTGGTGTTGCTTATATTGGTATCATTGCCGCACAGAAGCTAATTGGACTTAGCAAGTATACTCGTATTGCTCAGTGGTGTGCCCGCCGTGGTACACTACAGGAAGAGCTATGTAATGACATTGCTCGTGAGATTCAAAAAGCCACAGACTCAGAGAATGTTGGTGTTTATATCGAAATGACCCACGGGTGTGTAGAGAATCGAGGCGTAATGGCTCATAACAGTCTAACACAAACAACTGTGTTAAAAGGTGCTTTCTTATCAGACCCTGGAACAAAGAAAGAGTTTTTTGATAATATTCAATTACAATCAAGGAATGGAAACTAATCCAAATCCATTGTCTCTCCAGGTTTTATCTGGATTGATATTTAAGTGATCGATCTTTTTGCTTGCCCTGCCGTTTATTATGGGGTAAGCATCAAGATTGTTATAGATAGTGTTTAGAGTCCATTCTGGAATACCGACAATTTTTTGTATTTGTTTTTTAGTTTTGAAGATACCCGTAGGCGTAATAAACTTATCTTTGAGAGTAAACACTCTAGCAGATTTTGGTCGTTTATCTGTGTATTGAATAGTGTAGTTTCTTCTTAGAAGATATAAAGTAGTATTAAAATAACGACACGCTTCGGCTTCAGACAGAAAGTCAATGCCGTTAATTGACATTGAACGCACATTAGGATTATTATTGTTTAGACTCATACGCTGTCGTTGCTCGGGTGCCTTCATAGGATTGTTATCAATCATACGCTGGCGTACTTGTTCAACAATTTCTAGAGTGGAGAAAATATTATCTTTCCCGTGTTTGTAACGAGGGCCATTGTATCTGCTACTTTTATTAAAAAATCCGTAGGCATGACGCATTTTGATTTCAGCGTTTTTAGTCAGTTGCATTTTGATTAGCAGACAGTGACAAACACGATGTTCTTTGTATGTAAGAACTACAAGATTGGTAGCATCATCAGTTCCCCCAATGCATTTTGGAATAATATGATGTTTTTGATATCCATCATTTTTTACTTTTTTGTATAGCCGTGCTAACGCTCGATTAATAATTTGATAATAAACTTTAGCATATTTGTTATCTAAAAACATTGACTTTCCTATAAAATTACTGTACAATTTATTTATGATAAAAATTAAAATTGGTTGTTGTGAGAACAGCGGTATCATGGCACATAGTAGTTTAACTCAGACTACTGTACTTAAAGGTGCTTTTAATGAGGATGCTGGAACAAAGAAGGAGTTCTTTGACAACATTAAGCTACAGCAAGAGTATGCTCGATGACACGATTAGATCCCCCAATTCCCTTAATGACACCCAAAGGTCGTGCATTGGCACACTTCATCATTGATTATGGACCAGAGCATGATCTTATGTGGGTCTGTTTTCAAGATGATACAGGTGAATGTTGGACTTGGGAAAATGCACAAATTCGTGCAAGAGTAAATCATACAATGGGCAGAACAACAATATCGGAGATTGAAGAATGAAGTGGTTTGATAATTGGTTTAGGAAGAAGTGTAAGGAAGCTTGGAATGCCGAACAGTGTGAGTCTGCATATCCTTCGATGGGTATTAAAGGAGTGACTGTTTCGAGACATGGAGGATTGGATTCACATGGACTTAGTTTGAATATCTATGGCGCTGATGGCGGTACTGTATTAGAATTTAGACACTATGATATTTCTAAGGATCGTAGCGATTATGCACTTCATGTCATTAGTCAAAATGAAAATTTTGAAGAGCGTGTGGCACAGGCAATTACTATGGAAATGCTACGAAAAGGAATTATGCGATGAGCAAGTATTATTCAACAAAGACATATGGAACAGATCGTGGGCTAAGTTGCTGCTTTAGGCAGTGGCGTAGTACGCATAGTCATTGCTCAACTATTCATGGATACAGTATTGGCATTAAGCTAGTATTTGAAAGTGAAACATTAGATGATCGCAATTGGGTATTTGACTTTGGTAATCTAAAGGTATTTAAGGATTGGTCAGAATATATGTTTGACCATACTTTAGTCGTTGCCGAAGATGATCCTCATTTAGATTTCTTTAAGGCAATGGCTGAAATTAAGAATTTAGATAAGCCAACAATGATTCATGAATCACCGGATGGTGGTAAGACAGTCAAATCTAGGCCCATTAGCGATCATCTTAAATTAAAGCCATTTGAAATGGGCGCAATTTGCGATCTTAGAATCGTTGAAGCTGTTGGTTGTGAAAAGTTTGCAGAGCTTGCTTACACTACTATGAATGATATTCTTAATGCATTCAAACTAGGTAAGCAGTATATTGTAGATGGAAAGCCTTATACAACTAGATATCCAGTTGGCATGGGCGTTAGACTAAAGTCAGCTGAAGTATTCGAACATGCTGGCAACTCAGCAATATATGAGGGTTGACATGAGCGAAATTCAAAATCGTATGGTTGAATTAATGCAGCCAATTGATCAACAGATCATGATGTGTGATGACAGAGAAGAGATTCTTATGCTTGCCTGTGCTATGCTACAGCGTGTCAAGGAGATGTTTGATAGTCAGCTGGGTAAAGATGGACGTAAGATGATGTTTAAGGAACTATCATAATGTTTGGAAAAAATGCTATAGTTGGCCAGAAGTATTTTGATAAAGCAGGTGATAAGTTGTTTGTCACTAGCATCTTCTATACACTACAGGGAGAAGGACCATATCGCGGAGAGCCCGCAGTTTTTGTGCGTTTGGCTAAGTGCAATTTGGCTTGTAGCTTTTGCGATACGTATTTTGATGGCGGGGACTGGCTAACCTTTGACGAGATTGATTTCCGTATTGGTAATGTTCTCCGTGAGTATTTTGATGGTGGTGTTCCAGAATGGGCCGAACAGAAGATTGGACTAGTAGTAACTGGCGGCGAACCTATGCTACAGAAGAACCTAGGACCATTTCTCGAGCGTATGGAAGATCACTTTGCTTGGACACAGATTGAAAGCAACGGCACTATTGTACAGAACATTCCAGATTCAACGACATTGGTAGTCAGTCCCAAGTGTCTCGAGAAGAATGGAAAGCCAGTAAAGTATCTAGAGCCTAATCCTAAAATGCTTGCTCGTGCTAATTGTTTGAAGTTTGTTATGAATACAGATCAAGATAGCCCCTATAGTAGCATTCCAGATTGGGCTCAGAATGACAGTCGAAAGATTTTTATTAGTCCAATGAATGTGTATAACCGTGAGCCACAGAAGAGCAAGCAGATTCGCAGTGAGAAGAATAGCATTAGTTTGGAAGAACGCAGTGCTGTTGATGAGGTAATTTCTTGGTGGGAACCCGGATTACTCGATTATAAAAGCAATGAAAAAAACCACAAGTATGCAGCAGCATATTGTGCTAAGAATGGATATATTTTTAATATGCAATTACATCTATTTGCAGGACTTGCGTAAGCAATTATTTGCTTTGACAAATAATGTAAATATGCTATACTTTATTAAAGTATAAAGGAGACTAAAATGCGTAAATTCACTATTGCTATGCTTGCTTTAATTACTGTTGCTGCAACCATTGTTCCAGCAAATGCTCAGTATCGACTATATCCACCTCATCGTAGTGGGGGATGGGGTGGTCCTGCTATCATTGGTGGACTTGCATTGGGTTTAGGTAGTGCATTAGTTTATGATCGTTATCGTCCCCACTGCTGGGTTGAAGAGCAAGATATTGTGGATCGTTATGGTCGGTATTTAGGCACAAGAGATGTAAGGGTTTGCAATTGAATATTTTTAATTGGTTTAAAACGAAAGAAGAAGTTAAGCAGCAGGAAGTAGAAATCCCTGCTGCATTAATCAGCCAAGGTGAGAATAGTACGCCTAAAAAGCCTCGTAAGCCTAAAGTTAAGAAAGAAAAGCCTGTTCCTCTGCCTAAAGAAGAACCAAAAGTTGATGTATTAAAGTTTGATTTCGATCCTGCTAATCCACGTTTGGGATCAATCGAGTTAGATTGGAATACTGAATTTGTTGAACTTCTTACTAAGCATGGCTATATTGGTGCAAGTGAAGAAGAAATTGTTGATAAATGGCTGAATGATGTATGCCGAAATATCGTTGCGAATGAATATGAAGGGGCAAATGTACCACCTTCCAAATTGTCTGCGGCTAATTTGGTTTCTCGTAAACCATTGGGCAACGGTAAATCAGAAATTAGCTAATAATAGATATTGACAATCCAGTAATAGTAGCATATATTAGTATTATGAAATACTTGCTAGTTGACACATCAAATATGTTCTTTCGTGCCCGTCACGTTGCTGCTCGTGGAGCAGACGGATGGAGTAAAGTGGGGATGAGTCTCCACATCACATTCAACGCACTGTTGAAGACATGGCGTCAGGTTAAGCCTGATCATGTTATCTTCTGCCTTGAAGCAAGGAGTTGGCGTAAGAGTCATACTGAGACTTATAAGCGTAACAGACAAGATCTTAAAGATGCTATGAGTAAGACTCAAGCAGAAGAAGATAAGCTTTTTTGGGAAACATATGATGAACTTGTTAAGTGGCTTGATGCTAATACTAATAGTAGCGTCATTCGTTGTGATCACGCTGAAGCTGATGACCTTATTGCTCGATGGATTGCTTTACATCCTGATGACGATCACATTATATGCAGTACTGATAGCGATTTTTATCAACTTCTAGCTCCAAATGTAATTATTGAGAATGGGGTAACTAATCAGACTATTAAGCTAGATGGTTTCTTTGACGACAAGGGTAAGCCAGTAAAGGATAAGAAGACAGGCGAGCATAAGGTTCCCGGCGATCCCAAGTGGGTTCTCTTTGAAAAGATCATGCGTGGCGATGCAACTGATAATGTTTTCAGTGCCTATCCAGGAGTGCGTACTAAGGGTACTGCCAAGAAAGTTGGACTTATTGAAGCATTTGAAGATCGTGATAAGAAAGGCTATGCTTGGAATAATATGATGCTACAGCGTTGGACTGATCACGATGGTGTTGAACATCGTGTATTAGACAAGTATGAGCAGAATAAGACACTGATTGATTTAACTTGCCAACCTGAAGATATTAAGCAGAACATTGATAATTATCTGTTGAGTTTGACTCCTAAGAATGTTGCTATGGTTGGTGCTAAGTTTATCAAATTCTGCGGCAAGTATGATCTCGAACGTATGAGTCAAAATGCACAAGGTGTAGCAGAGATTCTAAGTCAGAAACTTCCTAAGGAGACAGCATGACAAATCCAATTTGGACTGTTGAAATTGAACAAGATCCAGTTACCGGAGAACTTATGCTTCCATTCCCCCCAGACTTGCTAAGTCAAATGGGGTGGAGTGAAGGCACAGATTTATCTTGGATCGACAATGAAAATGGTTCTTATACTATTAAAAAGAAAGAACCAAAAATTGAAAATACTGAAATTGATGATAATGTAGGATGTTGATATGAAAGCTAAAACTATTGTTGAGAACAAGTTTTGGATTCTTGAAGAAGAAAACGGAAATCGTGTAGGGACAATTTCTCTTAAGAATAATACAGTAATTGCTATTATTAACGACGAAAGTCGAACATTTAAGAATTTAGATGAGCTTGCTAAAAGCTATAATGTAAGCTTTAATAAGAAAGCAAAGCCAGCTAAGCCTACAATTGATATGGAAGTGTACGAATTTCCAACGGCACATACTCCTCATAATGCTCTATGGCATGTTGAACGTAAGTTGCCAATCTATACCAAAACCAGTAAGAGTAACAGTTATCATTGTGCTGGGTACTACATCATTCGCTTCGAACATGCATGGGTTAAGAGTTTTAGTCCTAAACTTATTACATTACAGCGATATGAATACAAAGGACCTTTCAAAAGTAAATTTGAAATGATGGAGCAATTGAGGCTGCATAATGACGACATTTAGTGGATATCACATACAACAGTTTAATCAGAAATGCAAATCTCTAGTAGGAGATGGCAAGATTGTTATGTCATATAAAGAGCTTAAAGATCTACATAGTGAGATCATGGACTTGTTGTTGACTCTAAGGACTGCTGAATCTACTATTAGTGAATTGAAAATTCAAGCAAAACAGGCGGAAGAGATTACAATAGAATTGCAAGGTGGCAATTTCTAAGTGATAAATAATCTAGTGAATCAAAGTAAGTTGAGTTATGTCAAGACCTAAACCCAGTGTTCTATTAGAACAAACAGATAAAACTACCTATAAGTCAGATCAAGTTTTGGCTAGTGAAGGTATCTGGGCTGTATATTATGATGCAAAGCCAATTAATCTCAAAACTGCAAGTTTGATTACACAATATCCTGGCCCTAAGTATAAGAAAGTATCGTTTAGTAACAAGGGACATGCAATTAACTTGGCAAAAAAACTCAATATTAAGTTTAAGACAAATAAATTTACTGTTGTTTTATTGGATCAAGGCAAACAAATATTTCCAACGAAACCATAAGAACCAAACTAGATTGGACGTTGGAGATGGCAGACTATGCTAAGGATATCATTCCTCACCTAAAAAATGTAGAAAAAGGGTTTCCGTTATTTTGGTATAATGCAAATCACAATCGTGGATTTAAACTTACTAAAAGAGGATTTGATATCCTAGTAGAACGAAAATATCCAAGTTGGTTTTTTGAAATGTCCACTTGGAGAAATGCAGATACTGTTCTTTTAGATCAAAAAGCATTTCATCCATGGTTTTTGGATAGGCGCGGGGTAACATTTTTTTATGAACCATTAGCAATTGCAATGAGTTTATCAAATAATAATGTTGACACCGCAATTAATCTAGTGTATTGTTAATATACTAAATACTAAAGGTTGGACGCCAAAAATAGTCTCGTGTGTGGTCATGGTTAACTACACAACTAAATACTTTGGAGAGTACATCGAGCGGGATTAGTTTAGGGGTAAAACTAAAGATTTCCAATCTTTCGTCATCGGTTCGATTCCGTTATCCCGCTCGGTGTACTTTTTATTCCACAACTCTATTTTTTCTAACAAAATATCTAGTGTCATATCACATTTGTTAGATTTAATTTTATTATCAGTATGAATCATTATTCGACCAAACAAGGAAAAGTCCAAATGTCAAGCAAAACTACTCCAAATTGGTCGCAACGCATTGAAGAGAAGCTACCTACTTCAGTTGTGTATACCAGGAAGAATACTCCACTGGATCTGTGGAAGCAGATGGTTGTTGAAGAACTTGTTAAGAAGTCAGCTACCAATCTAGAACTAAATCAGCTTGCAGCACTACATGCTTGGGAAGGCGATGCTACTCCCTCCAGCTATGCTTATACCTTGTGGCAGCGTGAAGTTCGTGCTGAAGACAAGCGCCGTAATCCGTAACATATATGTAACAATTGTAATAGTATTTGTTATAATTGGGTTGCTACTTTGGGCAAAATTTGGGCCAGAAATCTACTGGGATATGGTAGTTTTGGCTCAAATGTGTTAGATTTCAATAGGTTAGTGCTTAATCTTTCTGGTTGACGGATATGCTACTGGTGCTATTATGTATTATAGGGAATGAGGAGAGCAACATGTCTTACGTCGTTTACAATGTTGGAACTACCCAAACTGTTAATGAGAAGCGTTGGGGTCGTGAGACCTACAAGACTGAAGCTGCTGCTAAGGCTGCTCGCACTCGCATGATCAAGCGTATTAAGTATGATCCCACTCAGCTTGCTATCGCAGAAGTTGCTTTTTATACAAAGAATATTGCTAAAACTGTTACACGTATTAATATAATGACTGGCAATACGTATCAGGAAAGCATTAATACGCCTATGTGCTGCTCCCCTTCCAGTGAGACATACTGGTCATCTTAATCATAATAAAGGAACCATCTGGCAGGTAATGTCTTTTGGTTCCTTTCTTTGATTCTGCCATCTTTTTTATTGCGTTCTTCAGAGTAAGGATTTATTTCCCCTGCTGCTATTTTTGATTGACGAGTCTTTTGTGCTCTATCTATAGCGTCTAAAGGCATAGTCCAACCTTCAGATCTACGCTTATCTTCACGTTCTTTAGCTTTAATTTTCATTTTTAATATTGTTGTTTTTGAACGTTTAATTCCTTTAATTTTTGATCCTATTTTTAATTTTGTTTTCTCAGTATGAATATGAGGACCTATAAAATTATCTTGACCGTTATGTCTGTTTAACCATTTATCATTATGTTGAGCATCAATTTTAGTTAAAAATTTTGACTCCCAGTATACTGCTTTTTCAGCAGTGTCAAATAATTGTCTAATAGAAGGCACAAAAGATTCTTTACCATATTCTTCTATTAATTTATGAATTAACGGGGAAGACGAAAAGTATGTTGTCCACAGATCATCTGGTGAACATCCTTGTTTGTAACGAACTCCGTAATAATTGAGCCCAGTTGGAGTGTGATATAAATGATACGTAAATGGTTTCATACTATTATTTAGTC